CAATGAAGTAGTTGCCAACTCTCTCAGATCCAACGACTCTATCTCTAGGCATATTCAAGATGAGCGTGTAGTCACTAAAGCCGTTATTGGCGAGCCTTTTAGCAGTAGTTCTCTTGAAGGTAGTAGCCCGCTCGTACTCCCCACCGCCTCTGATGACTTCGATCTTGTAGTGGTCACCGGGTTGCCACTCGTTGTTGGAGCCACCTTGAAGCGGCTCGTGATAAATCGTCCACGGATCTTCGGGGGACTGGCTACCCAGCTTGGCCCAACTGCCATCATCAATGTTTGTAATGATGGTATTCGGTGCGTCGGTCTGCCAAGCGTGCTTAGTCTCAGCGTTCCCCTCCGGGAACGACGTCGTGGGGTCATCATCGGGGTATTCGATGTACGCCAAGAAGTATTCCAGCGGCAAGATAGCATTGGCCTCTGTCTTGTCACCCTCAACATCCCAATTCTTGAATCTGTCGTTGTAATAGTCTCCGCTACCGTCTTGCCAGTCGGCGACCTCGAACTCAGCTATTGACGCTCCACCGTATACAACCGGATTCATCCGGCCACTTGCTACGGTCCAAGGGCAGTCATCATAAGGCGTAAAGTCGAGACCTACGTCGACCTCACGGGGTGCCATGATCTGAAAATACTGGAATGAACGAGGGGTGAACTTCGACATATAGCCGTCAGCCTTTGCATCCTCGTACATACGCACGGTAAAGCTGAGCACTCCTTCGCCAAAGTCTACGTCAGTCATGTAGCCCCGGAAGTCGCCTAGCACTTCCTTCCTGTCCTTGACGAAAAAGACTGTGACCTCGGCGGATTCATAGTCGACGTCACGAAACTCCTTCATGAAGTCGCGTACTCCATCCCAGACACCCACGTTGAGCGTCGGGACCGGGGAACCAGACTCGAAGCCTACCTCCATCTTAGCTGGCTCAAACTGTGTGACCAGTGGAAGGTAGTTCCCCTCGTAAGACTCGCCCCCGATCGTTTCCTCAATCGTCAACCTGTGAGTGGCGAACCTGTAAAGCTCGCCGTTCACCTTAATTCTGATTGCGTAATCCTTCATAACTTCTCCATTAACCTGGGTTAAGCCTGAGTCACCTTCACAATACGCCCTGCAAGTTGACCAAAGGCGAGGTACATATCCCCATCTGGGTCCACCTCGATTGCGTTTACTTGCTCGAACCCTCCAAATGAGTCTACACCGATAGCACCGTCTGAGTTCCAGACCGTTGAACCATCTGCCTTAGAGAGTCGGGCGAAAACAACAGAGTCCGATCCACCACCTGCCACCAAATCATAAGTGCCCACATACACGTCACCGTGCTTGTCTACCGCCAGCTTAGACGGAACCATGCTCACAGTGAATGGGTCAACAGACCAGTTAGGAGTCCCGGAGGCTGAATACGTGTAGGACTTAGTGGTGTCAAAGGAAGTAATCACGCCTGTATCGTCGCCCACATATACGGCGTGCGCCGCTCTGTCTACCACGATGGTGGTGATGGTGCCACTGACTGTCCCGAGTAGAGTAGTGGCACCTGTTTCACGATCTACTTCCCATACTCTATCCATACCGTCTGCGAAGAACACCTCTCCTGTCTCAGACACAGTGATGCAGTACGCGGAGAAGCCACTGTCTACGTCGATTGGCCACTGACCCGTTGTAATCTCTTCCAGCCAGCTGCCATCGCTTGTCGGCTCGAACTTCCTGATAACGGTATCGTCTATTACGAACAGTTCCTCATCTCCGAGTGTGCTTCCACGCTGGGGGAGCCCATTCTTGTTCCAGACAGCAAACTGTCCGTCACCGAGGCCATAGTTTGCAACGGGGACCGCAAAGTGTCCTTCTCCGCTGGCGTCACTGGCTCCAATCGTTCCGTCTTCATCCAGGTAGTAAACAAGAGCTTCAGGTGACAGATCTTGACCGGAATTATCGGGGTCTACAGTCACAGAATCAAGCTCCAGAATAGGCCACCCCGAGTTATCGTATCCCCAGAATTCACCCGTCGTTACCACCGTGCCATCGAGGTCCATCCTCTTGACGCTCTCGCCGTCTGTAAAGGCCAAGAACAGCGTTTCAACTCCATTTTCCTCGCGACTAGTAAGAGTCATTCCTTTGATCGGATCGTTGATGTCGAGCAACATCGTCGACGTAATGGTTGCGCTGGGGAACCCAGCAGGTTCAGAAACAGTGATGGTGGCCGTCTCCGTGCGGCCAACCCTGTCCACAAAGTCAATCTCGTACTCTCCGTTGTAGCGAGGCGTGAGGATGAACGCAACCTCCCCGGTGATCATACTCTTGGTGAAAATCCACTCCGGGTTGTACTCTCCATCTGCGTCATAACCTCTGACATCGAAGTGGTTGTACTCTCCGGTATCAGCGGTGATGGGCATGGAGTTGTCATACGTCACCGTACCCCCTTGTGCGTCCACACCCGTCACCGTTACTTTCACCTCGTTCAGTGTGTTGACCAGCGATGGGTAAGAAAGCGTGTAGCCCACGATTCCACTCTCTTCGACAAACACCGTCATGCTTCTGATATCTGTGTACCCAGCGGTATTAGTCGCCTTGCACTGGACGGTGTAAGTCCCTAAGTCGTTGTACGTATGAGAGATGGCATCGTTCGTCGATGAACCACTCTGGGTACCCTCTCCGAAGTCCCACTCGTATGAGAGCGTGTCGCCCTGTGGATCGGTAGCGATGACTGAAAAGGTCAACTGTGTTCCGGGGAGGATCGTCGTTTTGTCAACCGAGATACTTTCAATTACTGGAGTCTTAGCCTTCTTGGTAGGGCTCTTGCCTACAGTCCAATCATGATCAATCAAGGGGACTTCGATCTCCTTGTAGATCCCATCTGGATCTGAAGAGAAGCCTCCTTCGACCGAGACGTAACGCGTCTCGATACCATCTGTGTGAGCGATGACCAAGGGGAATGGCTTCTCTAGCTCGAACATCGAGTTTACCGAGTAAAACAGACGACCGTACTCTTCTGACTCCGGTGGCAGATTGTCAGCCGTCAGCGTGATATGAGTGGCCACGCTGCCCTGATACGAAAGCTCAGGCATCAAAAATCCAAAGTCTGATTCCACGAGACCAAAGTTGCTGAACATCTCAGACTCAGATTCCACGATACAATCAGACCAGTCAATCCAACGGCCAAACACAACCTCTCCAATCGAACGCCTTGCGGCAGACCCCGGACTCTTGAAGCGGATACCCATGTGCGTGTGCGCCGATGTGGTCATTCTTTCAGGTACATCAAACGAGGCTGCACTAGCCATCAGGTAAATCTTGTAACCGGAGGGAACCGAAGGAGAGCGATCGAGCACAATCACTGAATCGAAGCTCTCCTTGATGAGATACTGAGCGTCCCAAGTATTTGTGTCCGGGTTGTGAACCAGTATGCTGTAGCCCTTCAGGGCTCCTTCTTCAAAGGACTCTTCGATTGTCATACCTGTCCCTTGTGTGAAGCCGGTATGAGTCAACTCCACAGAAGGGAACGTGTATGAGGACACATCGGTGTTAGACCAACTGGTACCATCGTAGTTGCCGGTGATTAGGTCGAAACCGTAACAGCCCGTCAGGTTGATCATGCTGAGGCAATCGAAGAACTCCATGTTGGAATTCTCGAAGACAATCTCTTCGTACCCCTTGTTGGTGTCGAAACGATCTGTGAAGTCGAAGATGGAGTTAGCCATCCCGTTCACAATATTGCCGATGTAGTTGACACCCCTTGTCGGGCCGTACACAAACTCGTCACCGTCTACCGAAGGAGATCCTCCCCCGCTGAACAAGACCGTGCTACCGTCTGCTAGCTCCACGGTGTCGCTGTACACCTCCATCCAGTCTACGTCGTCGAAAGCAGATACGTGACCTCGGGTGGTTCCTTCGATATCACCATCTGGTTGCCTGAGCCTCGTCGATGTGAACACCGGTTCGTACAGCGGCTCGGTACTGATTTGGATGTCCCCGATGCCAACCTCGACGCCGCCATACCCGTTGCTATCCATGAAGCCGAAAGAGATCTCACCGTTGCCAATCGGAAAGTCACCTGTGTCAGTAAGTTCCTGGGAACTCGGGGTCCATGTGTCAGATCCTAGCTCTCGCCACCACATCATCAACCGGTCTTCGTTAAGAGACACCATGCTTCGACCGTAGTGTAATAAAACCTGATACCCCTTGGTCTCGTCTTGCTCACTGAACACAGTTCCCAGCTTGGTAGTACCAGCCGAGTCATAGACCTCTAGCGTGCCCCCATAGGTCATCCTGAGCGTGTAGTCACCTATCTCAGCGATCTTGATGTCACCTGAAGATGGTGCGCTACTAAAGTCGCGAAGCTTGAAATTGAATTTGATCTTGTAATGGCCGTAGATACTGCTACTTGAGCGATCCCACGCCGAGAGTAGCCCGGAGCTTCCAGACATGGTACCATAGACGTAGTCACCAGAAGACGGTGCCTTGCACCAGTTGAACAGTTCTCCGTCAGCGTCCTCTTCCCACACAGTGTAGGAATTCGCATTCTTGTTCGGCTCAAAGCCCCACGATGTATGAGGAAGGATGAACCGAGAGGTGTTGAACTGATAGGGCTTAACCTCGGTTAAATTAGCGACAGGCGCTGAAACAGCGTACCCCTTCAGGGAGGACTTCCTCAGATATTCCTCCCTCTTCGCGGTGAATAAGTTCTGTCCCCTGTAACCGCACGCCGTAAGGTCGTGGAGCACAAGGTCACTGAAGCCGGTATTCTCCTGAACTCCTTTGGTCTGCATGCCTGAAATAGACCTGTTGACCGGGCTGGAGCAAAAGAGGTAACGTTCGTGAAACTTCCCTCCAAACCCGACTGGAAGGACGTCGCTGCTCCCGCCTTTGATGAGGTTGGAATCCACAAAGGTGAACTCGCTGTGGACCATTAGTACGTCTTGCCGGTTAGGCGGCTCACTACCACCCCTTCCGCACCTCAGAAGCATGAGAAGGCTATTCTTTATCCTACCGGGGATAACGGATACATCCTCGACCTTGAATTGATCATTCGGCATCGAGGCCATACCGTTTCTGACCCCACCGGATGTCCTGCCGGGCTTGATCTCCCATGAGACACATGGCTCCCAATTCAGGAAGTCACCGTCGAGGGTCTTCAGGCCCATCAGATAATTTGCACTATCGAGGTTTGTCCTAGTGGAATACGTGTCGGGGTCGCCTCCTTTTAGGATGACGAAGCTACCCATTTGTTCATCGAAGTACAGATCGAAATTGACACTGAATACGCCGTGATCTCTTTCGGCCTGAGTCATATACTCAGTAGGAGTGAAGTAAGAGAACAGACCGACGTAACGATCGGACTCCGCGTATGAATAGTCACTACCGATTCTTGAGAACTGAGCGTAATGACTCTGATTGGTCTCCAGCGACAGGCCACGATCGTATGACACAAACGTTCTCATGTCTCGCAGCTGAGTCTTATCTGAATCGTCCCACTTCGTTCCGTAATAGACCAAGCACAGGGTGTCTGCACCAGCGGCTACTCTAAGTCTGAAGCCGTGATCCCCATAGGAGCCAATTGGATGGAGTTCGTTTGAGATGGAGTCGCTATCCGGCCTGTCGTAATCCACCCCGAAAGACCCGGTGACCTCTTGAGACGAGTTCACCCACTCCACCATGTCAGGATCTGAGGTCTTCCATGTCGCGATGTAGTTCTTATCGTCTACACCCTCTTCGTCGATCCTCTCGACGTAGCGGTATGCTACAATCAGTTCATCTCCTAGGGTACACATGTCTGGTGACCCGTGCTGCAACGTAGAGTCGCTGGCCGTCGTCACGCTCACGTCATCAATAGGGATGTCGTTGAACTTCCTGACCAAGTCGAACAAATCTGTCTGCTCGTTGTGCCGATATAGACGAACGTGCTGCTTGGACGAATCCCTTGGGTCTACCATCTCACCCAAGAATAACAACTCTCCTTTGTGCGAGTGAAGCCGGGGGTTATCGATCGATGCCATCACAGACCCGTCGTCATCCCCGGACAGTTTCAGGCGTCTGTAGTCAACAACTCCTTTGTTACTCTGACCAAGAGTGCCGCCTTCAGACCTCTTCCCAAAGGAATACTTCAGGTCGAAGGGGTCACTGAAACTTGACGGCATGACTCCCGACAGGTCGTCTTCCTCGATGTCACTAAGGTCGTCGAAACGGAACCCACTTTGGACAAACGAGCGTGGCTTGACTCGGCGTCGATGATCTCCCGCGATGGGGAGCCAGTCATTCTTGCCCTTGAACGTCATATATGTAGGCACCACTCGGCTCAACTCGGACCCCGGAACCACGACGGTGGCGTCATAGGGGGTACTCGAATCCAGGGGTTGCAACTCGTACTCACCATCGTAAAACTCTTCTTTGTTTACGATGTCGGTTTCAATTGGGTGATTGATGGATAGTCTTTTCATTCCGAACTCCTGAGTGTCATCTCAAATTTGTAATACCTCTCTCCGTCATCATCTAGCAACGGAGTGTACGTCGCCCCATCTTCAATGAAGCATTGGTAGACCTTCTCTTTGTAAGCTCCATTGTTCTCTAAGACCCACACGGCCTTGCGGCTCACACCTACCTCTTTGACCACGGATTGCAGCTTCGACAGCGTCTTCGCGTCAGTAAGGCTGTACTCTAGCTCAAACTCTTTTCTGAGGCTGTACTTCTTGGAGGTGTAAGGTTGCTCGTCAAACACGAAATTGACCTCAGTCTCTGCTTCCTGAGAAGCCCCGGTGCCTGCGTCATGGCCGTATTTCAGCGGGACCGACGAAGAACGACCGAAGTCAAACGAGTGCAGCTTGAACTTGCCTTCGTGAGTATGATAGGGATCAATCCTTATGCCGAGATACCTGTACCCAACGGGGTTATCGAGGACCAACGCTCCACGGTCTGCGAAAATCTCAGCCCGCTCTCCTTCGAACTTGTAATCGGCATTGGTATCGACCCAGATCGTAGAGCTAAACGACGAGGCGATCTTACCAGCCTTGTTCGCCGAAAGTGGATCAGTTCCACCTAGGTAGTGAACGAACTCGGAAAAGCGACCTTCCTCGAAGTCTGCCCTGTCAATCTTGATGATACTTCTGTTGACCGAAGGGTAGTTAACCGGGGTTAATAGATTGCCTGTCTCATACTTGCGAAGGTCGAGGGTATCCACATCGGTCCAGTTGTCACCGATGTTGTTTTTGCCAACAATCGTCACCTCGGGAACGTTAGCGCCCGTGATGATGAAGGTGTCAGCCTCAAAGGTCTCAAGACCTGAGTCCTGAGCGTCTGCCCAGATGTGAACAGGTGTGTCGTCTGTGAGCGTCGTGTAATATCCGTGGACTCGATCCGTCTGAATGTCATGAATATTTGACAGCACCTTCCTGTCTAGCATCCACCTATCGCTGTCAGACGAGACTTCTCCAGAAAAGAAGAACTCGAACCCATTTGGCCAGTGGTAGGTGTCTGACACCTTGCTACCCTGTCTTCCCTCGGAAACCCTGTAGGAGTAAACCGGCTCTTGACCAGAGTGGCTAAACAGTTTGACATCATTGAAGTCTCTCCACTTCTCTCCATCAAGGACGATTTCCCCGCCAACTCCGACTGCCTCCCCGTTATTCTGTTCTCCATTAGCGAAGCTCTCATCAAACCCGATTACTTCGCTCAACAGACCGGGAGTCCTGAGTAGTCCCCATCCCATCTCGTGCAACAGGACTGCGTCGGTGTTATCAACTGTTGAGTTATCAAAGAAGCATGCGAACTCCGTGGCGTGATCGGCACCCGGCGTGCCAATAGTTTGAGCAACGCCGGTCCCCCTCTTGATAACAGCTTTCGTACGGAAGTCATAGGCATGAACGCCCTGAGACCTGTTCGCGTGCTCATTCGTCTTGACGAAGAAGATAGCCCTGAACCTACGACCTCGATCCTGAGCGTTGTCGTGGTGCTGCACTACGATATGGAAGTCCCGGATATCGGAAGCCCCGAGGCCACATAGTGTACCAACTGACGTCCAGCCTCCATCTCCATCTCCGACTCGGCAGTCTACTTGCTTCCCGTTGTAGACCATCCTGCACCTAGCTTCTGTGTGCAGATCTGGTTCCCACTCCTTGACCGCCGTAGCCTCGAAGATGAAGTTGTTTGCAAAGTAGGTCTCATCCCCTTCTCGCTGCAACCGAGCCGAGAACCTGTAACCAGTAGGGGCCTTGTGCATGCGCTCGCTAACGGCATCCAGCTTTCTGGACACCTTGGCTTGATGGATGTCTACTCCATCGTTGTAGCCATTCTCGATACGAGCGGAGTGCCATGTTTCGGGATAGGGTCCATCAACATGCTCTACCAAGTAGTCTGTATCGTCCTCATACTCAGGCAACCAGACCTCATCCAGTGGCACCCCGAAAGGCGCTTCGTCCTGCATGCAGCTTTGGTAGATCAACGGATACCTCTTAATAGCGTCCCCAGGTCTTGGATCTTCTGTGCCCAGCGTAGCAACGAGGTAGCCGTCGTCGAGCGTCAGGTGGGCAGACTCGATACCTAACCCACCGCCGTCAGCCTGCTGGTATGCGTTCCAAACCGGAAGGGTTTGAAAACGGTACAGATGCCCTGAGAAGCGAGCGTAGTCACCGTTTACCGCCGTGGTGCCACGGCTGTCACCGAAGTTTGCTCCCTCCCATCTGTCACTCCCTGTGTTGGGGATATAGACCAGCGGCTCTTCTACAGCTGGATCAATAACAGCTAGCTCACTGGTTCGCGGCGGGAAGTCTGCCGGAGCGGTAGGATACACGCCTCGTACGGCCAACGAGTAAATCATTCCGTCTGCGCCGTAACATGCTGACAATGACTTCAGGTGTGTATACTTCTGGGCATCGTGTCCAACATTTCTGATACCTCCTGAATAAAAGTCGAAATGCCTTGGCAGTGCGACCTCCCTCCATTCAGAACCGCTGCCAGAAATGATCATGGGGGCGCGATTTCGCTGGTTCAACATAGCAACAAGGACTTCGTCTCGTGATTCATCATACTGCGCCCGCAGATAAGGGAAGGACGCGGGGTGAGTCGGATGATCCATGCTGGAGTTGATGTAGGACTCGGTGAAAAGCTCATCCATGCTGTACCCGTGGTGGTACAGATTTGTAAGAGCCTCAGCCCCGCTTGTCGACTGGATAAACGAGCTTGACACCGGGGAGTAAATGGTGTCCCGACCAGTCTTGAACTCGAAGCCACTCATGTCGGCACCCTCGGTTGTAAGCTTGGCCGCAAATGTCAGGGGCTCGGAGGAAAGATCTGGGCTCCAAGCCTTTTTCTCGTCAAACTCAGGTGTGAGGATGAAGTGAACGTTGTCTTCTATTCTTACGGCGTCAAATGCGTTGATGCCAGCGCTACCTTCCACGATGTAGCTAGGAAACCTCAGTGACTCCCGCGCCGAGAAGGTACCTGCATCAAGATCCAGAACCTTGTAAGCCAACTCGCTCGACCGATTCCCCCAGACGTTGTAATCGTCCATCGCCTCGTAGATAAGAGCGACGTTCCCGTCTAGCGTCTCAACTGCTGCCAGACTGTCACTCCTGAGAGATACATCCAGCGCGCCTCCCATGTACGGTGTCATCGTGTTGTTGCAACGATCGTGATGGAACACCACTAGCTCAGCCCTGTACTCCTTGACCTCGAAGAACATCTTGTGGTCTCGAAGACCTTCTGAGTAGTTGCCTTCACCCTCGGGGGTCGCCGATGCTGACTCATCGCTGTCGTACCGACTGAGCATGTCAGGCATCGCTGACAGTATGTGGAAGTCTGCTGAACTCCAGAACACCTCGGCATCCGCGTTGGACACGGTGTAGTAATAAACACCCTTGTCCAGTGTTCTGCTGGCAGGAGCAGATGATCCAGTCGGGTCTGAATCTATCACAGCGCCCGTATCAGCACGCCCAAGCTCCCATGCGGGATCTTCCGAGCTAATAGAGTTGAACCCGAAGTCAATCTGTCTGGACTCAAGGGGCGTGTAGAGCACTCCGTAATAGACCCTATCACCGCTGTCCATCTCCAGCGTTCTCAGAAACTTGATGGTCCTGTCAGACGTGAACGAGGTACCCAGGTCGTGACTGATACGGCTGAAGTCAAAGTTCTCACCGTATTGCCTGACACTACCGTAGCCGTCGTTGAGAGCTTCTTCAACGATGAACTCCATCTTCTCGTCGCCCCGCCTCGGAGACGACGCCCTGCCAACACCTTTGCCACCGGTTACCTCGACGAAGAGCTTGCTGTCATCCATAGCTGAGCCGTCACATACACACTCGTTGTGCATCTTGACGTTGCCATTGAAGTATTCAGCCTCTTCGCCAAATTCCTTACATCTGAGATCCGACTGAGCGTCGTCATACAGTTCCTCTACAGGTGATACCGCGAACCTCAGCGGGTCTTCGCCGATAGGGAGGTCTGTGAATTCGACCTCTGCGGTATCGGTTTGACCTAGGTTAACACCGGTTCCCCATAGGGTCGCCTCCATCGTTCCGGGGTAGGCCGGAAACACGTCGTAGTAAAGAGTGGTGCCTACCGATGATGCGAACACCGGAGCCGTGGACGCGTTTCTGGAAGGTAAGTCCAAGTAAGGGATAGCCCTGAACATACCCAGCCTTATCTTTACCTCAGCGCTAGACTGAATGGCCAGCGCAGCATTCATCTGTGTGGCTGTGAATTTAGCTTCAAAAGCCTTGGTAAACTCACCATCCTTAACGAACCCGGCCACAAAGTTGCCGCCACCCTTGATGACGATGCGACAATCAAAGCCTGGATCGTCTGAGTAGAAGGTCTTAGTGGTGTTACCCCCTGCTTCCTCGAACTGGACCCTGAGTTCATACTGGCTTAGATCCATGTCATAGGAGGCTCGGAATTCCAGCCTCTCACCAAGCCCTCCTTCATCGAGGGTAAAGTTTGCATATATGTCGGTGCCACTACTAACACTTATGGGCTCATAGGCCCCCAGATACATGCTAAGCTCTTGACGGTCGTCCTGCACGTTGTAAGCCGTAGGATACTGCCAAGCGGCTGAGTCTAAGCCTCCGTGCGTCTGAAGGTGAAATAGACCACCTCCAAGGGAAGCTACCGTGCCAGATTGAGATGAGAGGTCAAAGACCCCTTGGTTCGCTACATCCACAAATTCAGTGTCATGGGATCGATCATGTAGTTCCTGATCACTGGTCACCTTGATGTGACCGCCATCAATAGGAACGATGTTCGTTGTCGGGTAAACCTGACTGCGTACTTTCATTTATCCTCCTTAACCCAGGTTAACCCCGCTGGCCGAAACCAGCGGGGCTACCCATCGTCATTAGTCATCTTTCATGGACTTAGCCAATCGGCTTTTACGGTCCTCTTTCATCTTGGCAAGCTCCTTGTCAATCTCAGTAGCCATCTCACGAGCGTACTTCTTGTCTTCTCGGCGGTTGCCGGAGCTTCCACCTTCGACCTTCATGTTCACTGTGTAGGTACTGTTATCGACGTACTCATTGTTAGTTCCACCACTTCGTGTGACGGACTTCGGATCATAAGAGCTAGTTGCAGACTTGTCACCGACCACACCACCATCGTGGTAAACCGGGACACCTTGTAGCTCTTGAAGCTTGGCAAAATCGAGCTTACCGCTATTGAGTGCATCGAGCGCGCCCCTGCCACCAAGCGCTCTCATTCCGCTTCTGGACAGCACACCTTCACCCTTCTGGGCCAGAATTAGCTGTTCCTCTTCGTTGCCTCCAATCATTCCACCTTCGTGGAAGATCCCACCGATACCTCGTCCTAGCATGCCGCCCAGACCAGCGCCAATTGAGCCGCCCTGAAGGCCACCGACTAGTGCTCCACCGACACCACCGACGATGGTGCCGATAACCGAACCGACCTTCTCGCCGGTCGGGGCATCGCTTTCCATAGCTTGAATCAGGTTGATCCCAGCCATTGCGATACCAACTGCGGACACCGCTGCTTGCATGGCTCCTTCTGAAGCCCTAGCACCCTGCTCTGCCCCCTGAGCAGCACGCCTCGTGCCCTTCTTGGCCTCGTCGATAGTCTGGCTGGCGTTCTTTGCAGAACTAGCAACCTGACCAGTCTGTTGGGCCTGGATTTGCTCCAGTGTGCTTCTCATCTCGATGGCGTTGTCACGCTCCATCTGGAGGTTTACACGCTGGAAGTTTAAGAGTTCAGCCTTGGTTGCCTCAGAAGAAATAGCTGACTCCGTCGCGCCTTCCCACGCGTACATCATTCCGGCCATCGCCAAAGCAATGGTGACAATTCCACCAGCTGGGCCGTTGCTAAACAAGCCAACGATGATGTCAATGATAGATTCGAACACAGCCTTGATGACTACAATGATAATCTCAGGCAGCTTGGCGAGCAACTGCGCGATAAGAGTGGGGATAACCCCAGCAATTGAACCGAGAATCGTAGGCACCTGTTCGATGATGAGCAGGAAGAAGTCAATGATAAGCGGGAACACCTGTTCAACGATGCGTGGCAGCGCACCAGCAAGTGTTTCCACGATTTTAGGCAGGCTATCCTCAAGGGCCGTGATGATACCACTGATAACCTCGGGGAACGCCTCGATGAAGGAGTCCACGATCTCGGGCAGATTATCACTAATCGCCTCAATCATGGTCTCAAAGTTCTCACTGAACTCATTGGTGAATTCCTCGATTGCTCGGGGGAGTTCCTCAATGAACTTCAGGTAGAAGACCCTCATCCTGTCTGCATCACCACTCAGTGTCATCTCGACGATTCGAGAGATACCGGTTGTGAGCATTCCGGCCATTGACGATGCGGCAGCGGCGAACGCTGAACCGAAGACGCTAGTGGCCGAATCGAGGATTTCATAGGTTCTGAGAGCGAACTCATTTTGGATGAAAGCCTCGTCGGGCAATGAATCAAGGAAGCCCTTGGTCATCTGCTCTTTCGCCATCTTGAGACCGATGTCACCCTCGACATCATCGCTGAACATATCAGTAAGGTTCTTCTTCAACTCGGGGCGAAGCTCATCGAACGTCCTGCTAGCAGACTCGGACAAATCCATGCCCATTTCAGTGAACTTGCCTTTAAGGAAGTCGGTACCAGCTTCAATCAGTCGATCCGAAGCCACGTTAAGCGCTCCAGCAAACTGGTTCAAGCTAGTCTCAAGGTCTGGTGCTCCAAACAAGCCTTGCGTGAACTGTCCCACGATGCTACTGACAGCCTTCGCGTTGAACACCTGTTTGAATGCCTCTCCAAACTGCTCCTTGATGACGTCCTTGGTCTTCTTCAGGCTTTCCCTGTACTGCTTCTGAGCGTCAAGGATGGATTGCTGACGTTGCTTCTCAGCGTCCATGATGGAATTGAGGTAGCTGTAATAGGTCGACTCGTTCCGTTGCAGGCCATCGATCGCCGTACTCACATTCCGCTTGTACTGCACACGGATGTTTTCTAGTTGCTCGATGTACTGCTCGTACACCTCGGCGTTAGCCTTGGCGAACTCGGGAACGAAGACGCTATCAAAGAAGCTGGAAAGCGTTTCTCCAGCGTTCTTTGTGAACATCTCCATACCTTCTTGGAGGCTCTGCCAGACGAAGCTGTTATCAATGGCATCTGATCCACGATCTTGGAGAGCTTTACCACGTCCGGCTTCCATCGCGGCAACGTCCATCTGCCAGCCAATGACAGCCTTTGCGGCATCTGCTTCAATACCTCTGACCTTGTCTGTAAGCTCCCTATCAACATCTTGAGGCTTAGTGGTCTTGGCTACGTCGCTGAGGCTCTTAGTGGTCTTCTCGACCTCCTTCATAGCCTTGTTTGCCTTCTCACTAGTGGCCCCCATGTCATCAAGGTTCTTTTCGAGGGCCTTGGCCGACTCTCCGGTACCACTAACCTCTTTGGAAGCCTTCGATGCTTCTGTCATGCCAGCCATCGCCCTACCATCACGGCTTGTTACTTCGTTGGCGATTCGCTGGATGTTGCTGTCAATGTTGCTCAGGTGATCATTTCTGACTGATGCTCGGCCTTCCGCGTTACGAAAGATATCCATTCCCTCGCCTTCAAGGTTCTTACGAACCTCTTGGGCGAACTTCTTGGGATCGGTGATACCATCCGGCAGGAAGCTAAGCTGTCGATCGCCAATCTCTTTCACCTTGTCGTCAATGACATCAAGCAGCATCTTAATGGCTTGCAGCCCCTCGTCGTCGAACACCATCTTGTACTTCTTTTTAGAGGTGCTGACTTGCAGTTCTGCGAGCCGTTCAGCTGCCTTCGTCGCCCATTCGAGCGAACCCGTCAGAGCCGTAGGCGAATCCTTGTACAACTTCTGCGCAGTACCGACGTAGGTGTCAAGGGCCTTCTCAGCCTCTTTGACCTCATCTGCGTCAAGGTAACGGGAGAACTGCCCTTGCGAGCGGTCCAGCTTGAACTGGCGCAGCTCCCTCAGCCGGTCGTTGACCTTCTCCTGCTCCCTTCTGTACTCTCGGGCTCGATTGGCAACTGTCGCCATCGCGCCATCGAGTTGACCCAGGTTAACTCGTCCGCTCCTGACTCCAGCCACGAAGTCATTGACTGCACCCTCGGCATCACCCATCGTCGAAACGATGTCTCTACCAAGTGACTCTGACATCTGACCAATAACCCCCATCCTATCGAAGTCCAGGGAGTCGGTCAGGGCGTCATTGATTACGTCTGCGAGTTCATCTGCTTGGCCACCGAGGTGTTCAGACAGCTTCTCATAGAGATCGATCCGGTTGTCAACGTGTTCGTTGATCTCCTTCTCAGTCTCCTTAGTCTCTTCAGCCAATTTGTTGAATTCCTCCCATACCTTCAGCGTTTGGTTGTCCAACCGGATCATCTCCGACTGATACTGAGCCATGCTGATACGGTGTTCTTCAGACTTCGCTGTCAACTGCTCTTGACGCAAGACCCTCATCTTCTCGATGTGGTTGATCTTACGGGCCCAGCCAAGAACCTTGTACTGGACGCCAGCGTGCTTGACCTGTGGATTGAGGATCTTCTCAGTGAGTTCAAGGTTCTCGAACAACATCTCGTTCTCTTCGCGCACAGCACTGAGTGCCTTGTAGCGAAGCGCGATCAGATCGTTCTGAAGCCCCTTAATCTCCTGAAGCCCTTCTATGCTAAGGAGGTATTCACTCGCCCTCATGTCGCCATGCGGGCCATTCTTGACGACCTCGTTGAGATCGTCCTGCTTAGCGATAAGCTTCTCGGTCGCCTTCAATTCTTCGAGGCGAGCGTCCACTGTTTCGTCAAGCTGCCTTGCTTCCTCAGTTACAAGCGACAGGTTTCCTTTCAGATTCCTGTTGGTGATACCGATCTGAGTGTTCTTCTCCTGAATAGCATTGATCCCGGCTTGGATCTGGAGAAAGATATTCTTGGCAACCTCGTACTCGTCGGCGGAAAGTTGCGCGTTCTTTCTGCGGATTTCAAGAAGCTCGAAGCCAGCCTCTAGAGACTTGTCGAACTCTTCCATCGCAAAGTCTGTAGAGTCAGGCGAGAAGTCGAAATTGAGGTCATCGATCTTCTTCTGCAAGTCTTCGTTTCCGAGACCTATATCACCGCGAAGCAGTTGCTCCTGTCTCAACTCTTCCCATTTCATATACTGCTTAGCAAGAGAGTTGAGGGTCTTCTGACGCTTCGCAGCATCATCCATCAGGTCGATGTATTCCCTGAAAATATCATTTCGCCTTTGGTCCAGCATCGTGGTGATCTGGTCGTTCTGAATCGCATTACGAAGATCCTTGACCTGATCTGCCGTATCACTGACGCCCTGCCCTGCCTTGCTTGCGGCCTCAGAAAATATCTCCGTAAACTCCCCTAGGCCCTGCATATTGACATTAAACAGACCGGAGTTCTTAGCCATTCTCCCCATGTCGTCAGCTATGTCAGCCGCGTTGTCGGAAGAATCAATCAAGTTGGCTGAAACGCCTTGTGTAACCTCGACAAGCTCAGAAGCGACAGCTTCGTCGCTCATGTCCTCGACTGCACTCCTGCTGTCTTGGAACGGCTTCATGGCTTCTTTCAGGATAGGCGTCTTGACGTTCGCCTCCCTGATTCCACGAAGGATCGCACGCTGTGTATTGGTCCCCAGCGCCTTCGCTTGATCCCCCATCGTCTTCTGCAACGCTGGAACATCCATGAGCATCGTGGCCTCGGAATGGATGTCAGCCGAGTCCATAGTAATGAAGTCCCCAAGAACTTTCTCCGTGTCCTTGATGTCTTCTTTTAGTTCGTTCAACTCATGGCGAATCCTCATGAAGTTCTTCATGGGGACAGGGGCATCCATGATGTCGAACAGCTTGTTGAGCAACGCAGATGTTTCACGAACAGGGTCAACTTCGAGCGTCTTCATGACATTGAAGTTGACACCCTCCATCGTCTCAGCAATGCGCAGGATGTTTTCGTGGACTTCCTTGACATTGAAGAGCAACCCGTCAACTCCTTCGACGGTGGCCATCTCTTCCACGTTGAAGTACAGCGCGTCTTCAAGCTCTTTTCTAGCTCTTACGACCTCAGTCGCAGTCTTGCCGCCAACATTATTTAGCAGGCTATTAAGGCGCGCGCTGTACTCTTCCTCCATACCTCTTGCGAGGTCATCGAGCAGACCATCATTCAACGATTTCTGAATCTGCTCGCCATGAGTCTTCCATTCCTTGTTGGCCTTATCGCTGACAAGGTTACCAGACGCAGTGATACGCAGATCTCCGACCCCCTTGATGAGATCGAGGGTCATCTTCAGCCCCTCGATTTTGTCCTGCACATCTTCTACAGGTCGGTCATCCCAGATGTCAGCCCAATCAGCAGCGAAGCTATTCGCCGCTTCGGACAGCGTGAAGAAAACACTGCCAATCACCCCTTCCTGAGCTTTGAATGCCGAACGCTGCTTACCAAACTGGCGGTCTACCATCTGAGCAGATAGACTGATCAGCTTGTCGTTGCTCTCTAGGATGTCACTGTTGATGTCGTTTACTCGCCTGCCTACCTCAACCCGGACCTGCTCATAAATCCTGGGCAATTCATTGACAAGGTCTTCATCCGACATCGTCAGAACTTCGTTCTCCATCGAGAGTTCAGCACCGGAATTCTTGAACAGGTCTCTCACTTTATCAGCGGCGACACTGGTCTCAGTGCTGAACAACCTCACCTCATCATTGATACTGACAAGATCCTTCCTGAATTTCTCAAGCTCGTTAGTCTTGGTTGTCATCTTGGCGATAGATGCAGCCGTCTCATCAAAGGACTCTTGCATGTCCTCAATTGAGTCGACCATATAGCCAATCGCAGCCACAAGCCCAATCATAGCGACGGCGATGAGCCCAACAGCTCCCGCAGACAAGCCCTTGCTAGCAACAGCGGCTCCACCAGTTCTTGAG